TCAATAGTATTAAGACTGCGGTAAACGAAAGCATTGGAAGTGGATTACTTTTACGAGCAGACAAACTTTGGGGCGACAGTGCTGATATTCCTGACACAAAGCCTTTAGTAGGTGCTGCTCCTGTAGCATTGTATACAGCAGAGTGTACTGCTGATGCAACTGCAACTCCGAACAGAACTTGGAAAACAGGATACGAAAACTGGATACCTCCACAGTTCGGCGCAACATACCAAGTAAACGTATACATTGATAGTGCAGGCGCAGCTAATCCAGCTTCAACTGGTACAAAAATATTTGCTGCTGGTTCGGGTAATAACGACGAATGGTTTTTTGATTACCAAGCAGGTATAATTAACTTTATTGGTACAAACTTGCCATCGGGCATTAGCGGAAAAGTTGTATATGTTGAAGGTGCTGTATACGAAGGTGCATTTGGACCTGCTGGCACAAACGGATCTCAATTTGGACAAGTTATTGTTGGTGCTGGACCAGGTGGTACAGAAATTATTACACCACCATACGAAGATTTAAAAATTGGCGCAGGCACTGGTGGTACAACTACTGTTGGAGATAATGATGACATTGTAGTTGATGGCCAAGGAAATACAGCAATTGGACAAGGTGGTGGTACAACTACTATCGGTGAAAATGTTGAAGTTGATCCAAACGGTAATTTAAAACTTTCATCAATTGCAATTAATGGAAACAGAATAGAAACATATGATTCAAATGCTAACTTAGAGCTACTAGCAGCAGGTACTGGTATAATTGATATGTTAAGTGATGTTGTTGCTCCTAGCTTAACTGTAAGTGATTTAACAGCAGGACGGGTTGTACTTGCTGGCACTGATGGAGAATTAGAAGATAGTGCAAACTTAACATTTGATGGTACTACATTAACACTTACTGGTGATGCAAATATTACAGGTGATCTAACTTTAGGTGGTAACATAACTATTGGTGATGCAGACACTGACTCAATTACAGTAGCAGCAGACTTTGAATCGCATCTAATACCAAACGATGATGGAACATATGATTTAGGTACAGACGAAAAGCGTTGGCGTTCATTATATGTAAGCGGTAATACAATCTACTTAGGTGGATTACAAATGCAAGATAACGGCAGTGGCGGACTTGTAATTGTAGGACCCGATGGATCACGTACTGATTTTGAAGCAAAAGTAATTGATGCACAAAGCATTGTAGTTGATGAAATTAGTATTGACGGAAACGTAATTCAAACACTTAACACTAACGCAGATTTGGAACTAGATGCTGCTGGTACAGGTAGAATACTTGCTAAAGGTATTGATGTCAACATGCCAGAAGGCAATGTACATCACGTTACATCAAATGGTAATGACAATAACAGTGGATCACTACCTAACGATGCTTTTGCAAGTGTTAGCTATGCCTTGACACAAGCAAGTGCAGGAGACATAATCGAAATTAGTGCTGGTACATTTGAAGAAACATTTCCGTTAGACGTACCTGCAAATGTTACAGTAAGAGGTGCAGGATTACGTGCAACTCAAATTAAACCTACAGCAGCAACAAGAGATTTAGATGGATTCAGAGTAGACGGTGGTGTTGTTATTGAATCAATGACTATCCGTGAAATGGAATACAATACTGGCAACGATACAGGTTATGCTATACGTTATAAGCCTACAGCAAGTGTTACTATACGTTCAGCATACATTAAGGATATCACTGTTGCAAACTTTGGTTCGAGTGTAAGATTAGGCACTAATGCAGCAGATGATCCATACGGATTCTTAGCAGGCGATTCTGGGCGTGGTGCATTAGTTGATGGCGCAAGTATTGCAGCAGGATCAATTGAACCAGCTATGCTGTTTGATAGTGTTACATTTATTGTTCCTAACAGTAGTGGACTTATTATTACTAACGGTGCTAGAGTAGAATGGCTTAACTGCTTTACATACTTTGCTAATGAAGGTATCAAAGGTGTAACAGGTGCAACAGGTAGAGGCGGCGTAGGTAAAACACGTATCACTCTAGGCGGCGTTACTGGAACAATTGCAGCAGGAGACGTTGCAACATTTACATCTACAGATGGATCTACAGTAGCTACGCTAACAGTTGACGCAGTAGAGAACGGAACTACAATTGTACAAAACGGAAAGTATGATGATTTAGAAGGATTTGACTTTACACCAGAATCAATTACGTTTGACGGCGGTGCAAGTGCAACATCTATTTTAAGATATGACCGTAAAGAGTTTGGTGCAGAAATGCGTTCTATTGCGTCTGCAAACGTGTATGGTAACTATGGACTAGTAGCAGACGGAGCTGATACAAGTTTAAGAATGGTGTCACACAACTTTGGATATATTGGTGTAGGTAGAAGGTTAGATAACGACGATAGTGCAGTAATACAAGCAAATGAAATTACCGAACTAAACGGCGGCCGTGTTTATTATTCAAGTGTTGACCAAAGAGGCGATTTTAGAATTGGTGACCATTTCACTGTTGATCAACAAACAGGTAATACAACATTCCAAGGTGGAACATTTGACGTAACGACATTAACTGGTATTAATTTTATAAATGGTGTAAACACAACCATAGTAGATCCTTTCAAAGTACAAACAGGAAATGTACGTTTATCAGGCAATACAATTTCTACTGTAACTGGAGCATTAAATATTACACCTGCAGGAGCAGCAGATGTAACAATTACAGCAAATACAAATGTTACAGGTAATACAAACGTTGGTGGTGAATTAACTGTAACAGGAGATACAACACTTTCAGGAAACTTAGATGTAACAGGAAATGTTAACATTGGTGGTAACATTACTATTGGTGATGCAGATACAGATGCAATTACAGTAGCAGCAGATTTTGAATCACATCTTATACCAAATGAAGCAGATACATTTAACTTAGGTAGCCAAGCAAAACCTTGGCACAAGTTATTTGCATCTCTAGTTGAACTTGGACAACTAAATGTTGAAGATATACAAATTAACGGTAACCGTATTGAAACTGTTAATACAAATAGCCCATTAGAATTAGATGCAGCCGGCACTGGTACAATTGAATTACAAACAGACACAAATATTACTGGCGATGCAACAGTTAGCGGAACACTAGATGTAACCGGAGTAACTTCATTAAATGATGCACTAGACGTTGCAGGACTTGCATCATTAGACGGCGGCATTGATGTAGACGGTGCATTTACTGTTGCTGATACTACAGGCAATGTAAACACAACAGGAACACTAGATGTAACAGGTGACACTACACTACAAGTTTTAGATGCACAAGAAACAACATTAAGTAGTGCAACAGTTTCCGATCTAACAGCAGGCCGTGTTGTACTTGCAGGTACTAACGGTGCAATTGAAGATAGCAGCAACTTAGCATTTGACGGAACATTACTAGATGTAACCGGAAATGTCACACTTTCAGGAACACTTGATGTTAATACAGATGCAACTATTGCAACTGCAAAGATTGAAGATCTAACAGCAGGTAGAGTTGTATTAGCAGGTGTTGGCGGCGAAATTGAAGATAGCGGTAACTTAACATTTGATGGAACAACATTAGATATTACAGGTAACATAGATGTAAGCGGTGATGTTACTATTGGCGGTAATATACAAATTGGTGATGCAGATACAGATGCAATTACTGTTGCCGCTGACTTTGAATCACATCTTATACCAAATGCTGACGAAACTTATGACTTAGGTAGTGCAACTAAAAAATGGCGTAACTTGTATGTTGCAGGACAAACTATTCATCTAGGCGGTATTCAACTTAAAGAAGAAAATGGCGGATTTAAAGTTGTTGATGCAAGTGGTAACGAAATGGATATTACTGGTGGTACAATTTTTGCTGATAGGTTAATTGGTGAAGATTTAACTATTGACGGTAACAAGATACAAACTACACTTACTAATAGCCCTGTTGAAATAGTTGCAGCAGGAACTGGTACAGTAGAACTATTATCAGATACAAATATTACAGGTGCAGCAGCAGTATCAACTACATTAGATGTAACTGGTGCAACTACACTTAATGACACATTAGATGTAACTGGTGATGCAACATTGCAAGTACTAGATGCACAAGAGACAACACTTAGTAGTGCAACAATATCCGATCTCACTGCAAACAGAATAGTTCTTGCTGGTACATCAGGTGCAATTGAAGATAGTGCAGCACTAACATTTGACGGCACTGATATGATTATTGGTACTACAAGTTCTTTACAAATTCCTGTAGGTACAACAGCAGAACGTCCTACTCCTGTAACTGGACAAATGCGTTTTAACTCAACTGATACAGCGTTTGAAGGTTATGACGGCACTGCGTGGGCGTCATTAGGCGGAGTAAAAGATGTTGATCAAGATACAAAGATTATTGCTGAGTCAACACCTGGTGCAGATAATGATGAATTAGATTTTTATACTGCTGGCTCAGTACGTATGCAAATTGGCGCTACTGGCGATTTAGGATTTGGACCAAACTTAACTGAATTTACAATTGCTCAAGCAACTGGTAATACTGCTATAGGTGGTACATTAGATGTTACAGGAACATCTACTTTAGCCGATACAGATGTTACTGGGACTTTAACTGTAATTGGTAATGCGTCTATTGATAA